ATACGATAAAATTAAATCAATATATCCACAACTTACAGACAATGACTTTATGACTGTTATAAGATTACAAAACGACTCTGATGGTCGTGGAGATTACATAGCTAAATGGGAACATCCTACACTAGCTAAACCAACACAGGAGCAATTAGCATGAGTAGCGTAGTCATAGCAGGAAACACAAGTGGTAGCGTAACGCTATCAGCACCAGACGTAGCTGGTACTACTACACTTACGTTGCCATCTACTAGTGGTAATGTTATTACAAGTGCTAACATTGGGTCTAATTTACCATCTGGTAGCGTATTACAAGTAGTAAGTGCAACTAAATCAGATACAGCTTCTGTTAGTTCATCTACATTTGCAGATATTACAGGTTTATCAGTAAGCATTACTCCATCATCAGCATCTAATAAAATTTTAATTATTGGTAATATTAATATATCTTGGCAAGATGCTGTTGCTAAAGCTGGAGCAAGGCTTGTAAGAAATAGTACAGCAATTGCAATTGGAGATGTAAATGGTAGCAGACAACAAGTAACTGGATATTTATATGTTGGAGCTACTTCATATGCACCATTTGCAGTTCCTGTTACATATTTAGACTCTCCAGCAACAACATCTGCTATTACATATAAATGGCAATTTAATGCTTTAGATAATACAGGAACTATATATGTTAATAGAGGATATAGTTGGGGTAATGATAGTACTGTTGGAACTTCTGTATCATCAATAACTGTTATGGAGATAAAAGGATAATGAACCATAAAGCGATATATAAACTCTATCCACAAGTAGTTTCCATAGATGATACTGCTGGTGCATTTGATGTTAATGGTAACAAAGTAGAAATTGACTTAACATTAGTAAATGCGTGGGTAGACCCAGAAGCATACAAATTACAAAGACAACAAGAATATCCATCTATCGTAGACCAACTAGATACTCTCTATCATGGTGGCTATGACGCATGGAAAGCAAGCATTCAAGCAATTAAAGATCAGTTTCCTAAAGGAGCAGCATAATGTCAATGATTTTAGATGGCTCAAATGGAGTCACGTTTAATGACGCATCTCTACAAGGAGCTGCTGCATCTCCCCTTGGATTAAAGAACCGCATCATCAATGGTGACATGAGGATTGACCAGAGAAATGCTGGTGCAGAAAAAAACCCAGCAGTAACTGATACATATTATGTTGATAGATGGGCTGTTGCTTCTGGTGCTGCTTCTAAATTTAAAATTCAACAAGATGCTGGTGCAGTTACGCCACCAACAGGATTTAATGATTATCTTGGTTGCACATCTTTATCTGCATATACAGCTGGAGCAAGTGAGCAATTTGGAATTTATCAGCCAATAGAAGGATACAATGTTGCAGACTTAGCTTTTGGCACAGCATCTGCTAAAACTATTACTATTTCATTTTGGGTTCGTAGTTCATTGACTGGAACTTTTGGTGGCTCTGTAAGAAATTCTGCTGCTAATCGTTCTTATGTATTTAGTTACACCATATCAGCTGCAAACACATGGGAACAAAAAAGTGTAACAATTACTGGTGATACATCAGGAACATGGCTTGTAACTAATGGTGTAGGGATGTATGTATTTTTTAGTATAGGTTCAGGTTCTACTGTTAGCGGAACTGCTGGTTCATGGGCTGCTGCAAATTATGTTCAACCTACAGGAGCAACATCAGTAGTAGGCACTAACGGAGCTACATGGTATGTCACAGGTGTCCAACTAGAAGTAGGCTCAACAGCAACACCGTTTGAACGCAGAATGTATGGTAATGAGTTAGCATTGTGTCAAAGGTATTTTATCAGAATGACTGGGAGAAATCATGGTTATGTTCGCCATGATGGATCTTTTAATTCATTTTTTACTGTTCCAACATTAATGAGAACGGATCAGCCAACTGGAACATTTACCACATCTGGATCTTTTACAAACTTTCAATCTTCTGTTGCAAGTTCTCCATCTTCCTTTACTGTGCAATCAGAATCTAAAGCTTCAACTAGAGGATATTTATACATAGGATGCACTTTAGGATCTTATAGTTCACATTCATTTATACCTTCATGGGAATCTTTTCAATTTGATTTAAGTTCGGAGTTATAATGAATATTAAAACAGCGCAAATAAAAAACAAACTAGATTCAAACGAAAGAGATTGTATTATTGTTATTTTAGATAATGATATTCAAATGTCTATCCCTTTCGACCAAACTAATGCAGACTACCAAGCCTATCTTAAATGGGTTGAAGAAAGTAATAAATCAATACCTGCGGATAAATAATGTCTAAGCTTACTCAAACTGAACTAGAATCAAAACTAAGTACACATGAAGAGATCTGTGCTTATCGTTATGAGTCAATCAATGCTAGACTTAAACGATTAGAACAGATCCTATTAGGCACTGCTGGATTTGTTATTGTATTCTTACTAACTCAGATATTTAATAAATAATATGGATCCAATAACAATATTATCAGCATTCTTACCTGTAGCTATGGACTTAGGTAAGTCTTTAATCAATAAATTTATAGCTCCTGATCAATTTAAGCCAGCTACTATAGAACAATATACTCAAATGAAGTCTATTGACCTAGAATTCTTTAAAGTTATGAATGAGGTAGGAGCAGGTAATCCATCTTATCCATGGGTAGAAGCCATAGTTAGATTAATGAGGCCTATAATAGGGGTTCTTGTGCTTTCTACATGGGTATATACAGTATGTACAGGACAACCTAGTGAAGAAGTTAATAACTTTGCTAGTGCAGTAGGTTTTTATCTCTTTGGTGAAAGAAGTTTATTCTATATTAAGAAAAAATGAAGCTAACACAACATTTTACTCTTGAAGAATTAATAGCATCAGATATAGCAGCAAGGCATGGAATAGATAACATTCCATCTAGCCCTTTAGTTTTAACAAATTTAAAAACTTTAGCAGAAGGGTTAGAAAATGTCAGGACACTCTTGGGGAAACCTATTATTATTAATAGTGGTTATCGTTCTATTATGGTTAACTCATTACTTGGAAGTAAACCGTCAAGTCAACACACGAAAGGACTGGCGGCAGATTTTATCTGTCCCTCTTTTGGAACACCTAAAGACATTATTAAAAAGATTGTATCTAGCGATATTAAGTATGACCAAGTTATCTTGGAGTTTGATCGCTGGATTCATATTAGCTTTTGTGAAGAGGGTTATAAACCTCGTAAGCAAGCGTTAATTATAGATAGTAAGGGTACTAGAAACTTTAACTAAAAGGAGAACGTTATGCCAATGGTCGGAAAAATGAAATTTGCTTACACAGAAAAAGGTAAAAAAGAAGCTAAAGCCTACGCTAAAAAGTCAGGCAAAAAGATGGCAGCTAAGCCTATGACTCCTTGCCGTGCAATATAAAAAAGCAGGTGGGGGTTATAAGTAATGGCTCTTGCTAAATCTCAGCAGTCTTTAAAAGCTTGGACTAGTCAAAAATGGAAAACATCTGATGGCAAACCAAGTAAAGGTAAAAAAAGATATTTACCTGAGGCTGCTTGGAAAGCATTAAGCTCTTCTGAAAAAGCTTCTACAAATAAAGCTAAAGCACAAGGTAACAAAGCAGGAAAACAGTTTGTTAAACAACCAAAGAATATAGCAAAGAAAACAGCGAGGTTTAGATAAAATGAAAACACCAGCATGGACAAGAAAAGAAGGAAAGAATCCTAAGGGTGGATTAAATGCCAAAGGAAGAGCTTCCTATAAAGGTGGAACTCTAAAAGCTCCTGTTAAATCAGGTGATAATCCACGCAGAGCTTCTTTCTTAGCTCGTATGGGTGGTATGCCAGGACCAGAACGTAAACCTAATGGAGAACCAACTAGACTATTGTTATCTCTTAAAGCTTGGGGAGCATCATCTAAAGCAGATGCTAAAGCTAAGGCAAGAGCTATATCTGCTAGAAACAAAAATAAGAAATAATGAAAGATAAATTAGACTTAATTAAAGAGTCTGCTGAAAACGATTTATCAGTTTTTATTAAACTCGTAGCACCCCACTTAATGTTAGGTGCAGTACACGAAGAACTAATCCAATGGTGGACTCGTTCAGAAAGTAAGAACAATCAATTAGTTCTTCTTCCTCGTGGACACATGAAGAGTAAACTCGTTGCCTATAGAACTGCTTGGTGGATTACTAGATATCCTGAGACTACAATTCTATATGTATCAGCAACAGCTGACCTAGCTGAAAAACAGTTATACGCTATTAAACAAATTATTGATAGCCCTATTTATCGTAGATATTGGCCAGAGATGATCAATATAGAAGAAGGTAAACGAGAAAAGTGGGCGGTATCTGAAATTGCAGTAGACCACCCTCAACGTAAATTGGAAGGAATTCGTGATGCGACTTGCAAAGCTGTTGGTCTTACATCTAATACCACAGGTTTTCATGCTGACGTTGTGGTTCTTGACGATATTGTTGTTCCTGGCAACGCTTATACAGCTGATGGTCGTGAGAAAGTTGAATCTGACACTACACAATTCTATGCTCAATACTATAATAATCCAAATAGTGAAGACACTGCAAGAATTAATGCAGATAAGTTTCAGTACTTTGATAAAGCTATACTCCAGAATAAAGAAGGAGATTGGTATATTAGAGATAGGAAGCTTAATATTTATGCTGCTATTGACTTTGCTTTTTCTCTTCGTAAAAAAGCTGACTATACTGCCTTAGTTACTATAGGTGTTGACCACCAGGGTAACTTCTATATACTAGATATTGATAGATTCAAGACTGATAGAATTGTAGAATACTATGAGCATATTGTAAAATCCTGGGAAAAGTGGGGATTTAGAAAACTCAGAGCTGAGGTTACTATAGCTCAACAAACGATTGTTAAAGAATTAAAAGAGAGCTATCTTAAACCTAATGGAATACCTCTTTCTATTGATGAGTTTAGACCAACAAGGTCACTAGGTGATAAATACGAACGTATTGCTGCCGTATTAGAACCTAAGTATGATAATTTACAGATTTGGCATTATAAAGGTGGTAACTGTCAATCATTAGAAGAAGAGTTAACAATGGCTCATCCTCCTCATGACGACATTAAAGATGCATTAGCTAATGCTATATCTATTGCAATGATTCCTAAGCAAAGAGTTGGGGCATTTTCAGTAGGTAAAAACATTGTAACTCATAGCCGCTTCGGTGGAGTTTCTTACTAAGGAAAAATTATGGCTGGAAAAGTAGCACAACTAAGACAATTAATGGATAGAGAAGGCCTAGCAAAACGTTTAGCAGGTCTCTATAATAATTGGTGGATTCAACGTGATGATAAAGAAGTAGAGTGGAGAGAACTCCGTAACTATCTATTTGCTACTGATACTACTAAAACAACCAATTCTAAATTACCTTGGAAAAATAAAACAACTCTTCCTAAACTAACTCAAATTAGAGATAATCTTCATGCTAACTACATGGATGCTTTATTTCCTAATGATGACTGGGTTAAGTGGGAAGGTTATAACTTAGAAGCTTCTACTCATAACAAGCGTAGAGCTATTGAGTCTTATATTAAAACTAAACTAAGAGAATCTAATTTTAGAGAAACAGTATCTCAGCTTCTTTATGATTATATTGATTATGGTAATTGCTTTGCAGATATTATTTATGTAAATGAAAGACACACAGATCAATACACAAATCAAGAGATTACTACTTATCAAGGTCCTAAATTAGAACGTATATCACCATTTGATATTGTATTTAATCCTACAGCTAAAACTTTTAAAGAGTCACCTAAGTTTACAAGGTATGTAAAATCTGTTGGCGAACTTAAAAAAGATATTAAATATCGTACAGATTTAAACTATGATGAAGCTGCTTTTGAAAAAGCTATAGCTGTACGTAGAAATATTTCAGCATTTAAAATGGAAGATATTAATAAAGCTGAAGGATTTAGTGTAGATGGTTTTGGTTCTCTTCAAGAATACTATCAATCAGGTTTAGTAGAAATTCTTGAGTTTGAAGGAGACCTCTATGATGAAGTTAAAGGTGAGTTACTAGAACGTAGAATTATTACAATTATTGATAGAAGTTATATTATTCGTAATATTGAGAATCCATCTTGGCTTGGTCGTGACTCAAAACATCATGTAGGTTGGAGAGAAAGACCAGATAATCTATACTGCATGGGTCCTTTAGATAATTTAGTAGGACTACAGTATCGTATTGATCACTTAGAGAATCTTAAAGCTGACGCTATGGATCTTACTATTCATCCTCCTATGGTTGTTAAAGGAGATGTAGAACCTTTTGAATGGGGTCCAGAAACAACAATTCACATACCAGAAGATGGTTCTGTAGAAATGTTAGCTCCAAATGCTGCAGCTTTCCAAGTAAATAATGAGATTGCTGCTTTACTAGCTCTTATGGAAGAGATGGCTGGTGCTCCTAAAGAAGCTATGGGTATTCGTACTCCTGGTGAAAAAACTGCTTTTGAAGTTCAACAGTTACAGAATGCAGCTGGACGAATATTCCAACACAAAATTAACAAGTTTGAAATTGAGTTCCTTGAACCAATCCTCAATACCATGTTAGAAATGGCTAGACGTAATCTTGATATTGCTGAAATTTCTAGAGTAATGGATGATGATCTTGGTGTAGCCGACTTTATCTCTATTACTAAAGAAGACATTACAGCTAAAGGTAAACTACGTCCTATTGGAGCTAGACACTTTGCAGCTAGAGCTCAGCTTATTCAGAATATGCTTGGTATCTTTAATAGTCCAATGGGTCAAGTTATTGCTCCACATGTTTCAGCTAAACGTCTTGCTAAGATGGTTGAAGAGTATATGGGTTTTGAGAAGTATGAATTTATTAAAGATAATGCAGCTATATTTGAGCAAGCAGAAACTCAAAAACTTGTAAATCAAGTTCAACAAGAGATGCAAATTGAACAAGCTACACCACTTGAAGAGGATCTTTTAGAACCTCAAATGGAAGGTGAGCTACCTCCAGAGGCTATGTAACAAATATTACTTGACTTTTAAGTAATTGTATGTTATAATTATCCTATGGATTTAAAATCTGAAAAAGCTAAAAGCTTATCAAAACAAGAAGTTTTCGATTTACT